AACCCGCATTTTGTGCGTATTCGGGTGAGTTGGTGAATATGCCGTTACTGCCCACCTGAATAGCGATATAGGGCAATGATTGGTTATAAACTATGCTACCAACAAATAAAAGAAGGTATTTAGTCCATAGCGCCTCATATACTGCGTTTGTAGGGAATTTTGGCACAATAGCACCAACATTTATATTGTAGTTAGAAATAGCCGCGTTTTGCTCTGCTATCATATCGTCGTATAAATCCTGCCCTAATAAATCAGGCAAATAGCGCAATTCAGCAAACTGAATGTGTGGCGCTATCATTGTTTGGTCAAATCGGTTATTAAGTGGAGATGATTTGAATATCCCACCGTTTATAACTTCATCGGGTTTAATTAGTGTTGCCATTGTCTAAAGGATTTATTTGTGTTGCTGTTGGTAGTGCCTCATATCCTAACTCTCTCCTCATTTCATCTTGCGTAAGCACCTGCGAGACTACAATATCCCCAAGGAAGCTAATAGGCATCGGCTTGGCTATATCTAAGTCAATAGCGCCCCAATCATAGCCTAAAAAGTTACCAATCACATCTAAAATAGGGTTAATAAATTTACCTAATACAACACGTTGCATGGGTCTTATTACGCCACTATAAACTATATCAAATTCAGACCTAATTTGTTGATTACTTCCAAGGCTGCCCGCAGTTCTAAGGCCTGTTAGCGCAGCCGTCCAACGGTGGGAAAGTATGATGGCTTCAAAAGCCATTCTTTGCATATCTAAAAACTGCCCCTCATAGCTATTGTTTAACACGTCAACTTGTGCCTTCTGCGTTTCATCTCTAAGCGCCTGTACAAACATTTTACTATTGTTTCCCGTGCCTGTGAAGCAGTCCTTTAAGCCGTTTATTAAATTACGCGCTTCTTCGGAATTAGTAGCACCAAAAAGGCTAATAATTGCGGATGGCGCAAACCCATTTTCAAACATGGATTGGTTAAACTTCGGTATTCTGTATTCAAGCTCCCCCCAAAGTTTTGAAGCGCTCCAATCAGGCATTCCCCAATAAGCAAAATTAGGTTTCTTAACTTTTAAATGAATAATTGTGTGTTGGATGCTTGGGTCATCCTCATCTGTTTCTATGTTTGGGAAAATTGGGTAATCCTTAACATTGCTAGGATTTACGGAATTTATATGCTCTTCAAAGTCTTCACTAAATCCGATATATTTAGGGTATAGCTCGCCTTTGTCGGCCTTCTTTGGCCTGCATAGATAGATGGGTAAATTCTCTATTGTAGCAATTCTTTTACCGCCTGCGGTGAACATCTTAAGCAAAACAAAAGCATTGCCAAAACTATACATTTCGTTAAACACGGCACGTGTTACCTCTTCCAAAGTATCACCTTGTGTATTTACATTCTTTGCAAAGTCATTTAGGGCCTCCGCTGATAGTGGGTCTATGTCCTTTTTTCGCAATTCGCGGATAAGGGGCAGCACTTCATTGACGGAAGAAGGCACGGCAATAAAGCCATCACCCATAGAGTATTCCGTCTTTTGCTTAATAATAGCCTGTGTTGTTGGGCTGTTTTCGACAATAGCAAAGAAGTTATCTAAAGCCCAGTTATCATCCGTAAAAAATGGAATGTATTTGTTTGAAAGTTCCTGTGCACGTCGCTTTGTAGGCTCTCTATAAATATCCTCTATCGCATAGGTCGGATTCTCCATATTAAAGCCCGTCCACGCCATAAAATCACCCGTTGGGGCTTTACCTTGTGGTCTGTTGTTTCTGTTATTCTGCTTACTCATGGCTTATTATTTGTCGGTTTCTTCCTCTGTACTTTCTATTTCTATGTTTTCGACTTTCTTAGGCTTTTTCTTTGGGTTAAACTCTATGCCCTTGTAGCCTATATTATAAAGGGCCTCTAGTTGCTCCTGTGTGGCATCGTATAAATTCACGCAAAAAAAACCTATTGTAGTGACTGCCGAAACTTTGCCGTTTTTAGTATTTTTCTTTAACTGATACATAATAATTTTTATTAAAAAAGGGGGATTTAGCCCCCCTTTATGACAAAATATACAGAAACATATTAAGCAGTCACGGTTGACATATCAAAAGCGCTATCCACTTCATAAGCCTTAAAGGTACTAACAGCTTCAAAAGATAACGTTTCGTTGTTGCTGTCACTAATGGCCGTGCCAGACGTGCCAGTAGTTCCACCGCTAATTTGTGCGCCAAAGCTGATACCTAAAGTAGCTTCTTTGTCTTTCGTAAGGCCCCAAATCCAAAGCTTGCCCGTATTTTCGCGGTGTACGATAACAAGGCCACAGTTACAATTAACAAGCTCCATGATGGCCTCCCGTTTTGCGGTTGTGCGTATCGGGAACAGCGCCTGTAAGGTCTGCGTAAACTTAGATGATACCTGCGCACGCTCTAAGGATTCTGTAAATACGGTGGTTTCTTGGTATGGGATAAGTTCGTAAAATAACCCCGCAGGCGGGCCAACCTCCATAGTAATTGCAGTGACGACACCCGCGGCAAGCGTTACGCTTGCGACGGCATCCAAAGGGGCAACCCATATTTTGTCTATCCCACCAGCGCCAAATTCGTTGCAGTCTTGGGGAATACCCCCTGTTAAACAAAATGACATATATTTATTATTTGATTGTTAAATGATTAGATAGCCTAAAGAACCAATCCTTTAGGCTATCTTTTGTTTTAGTAACCTACGCTAAAGTAGTCTTCGAGGGCATAGTTAAAGCCGATTTTGAATGCACCACTTGCGCACCATTTACGGTCTTTTTTCTCATACCACGCCTCGTATTGGCTGTCTTGTGCGGTCACATCGCTAGCTAGGATAAGGTTGTTTCTAGTGGTGTAAATCATCAAGTTAGCATCACTTGCAAAGGTCGCAGGGTAAGCGGCGGCGGCCTGTGCGTCCCAATCGTACATCGGCATGATTTGAATACCTCGGTAAGATTTGGCGTTAACCTCTTGCGTGTTCATAGTGAAGAACATTGCATCGTTTGTTACACCATCTTCGAGGTCTTTTAACCAAGCCTCATAAATGTTGCTAGATACATAGATGATTTTTTCTGATGCAGGGGTATTTTTAAGTACCTTAGTTGCATTTTCCCAAATACGCTGAAAGAAGTCTACTGCATCCCCCGCGGCTAGTGGCGCACCTGATGCAGTATTTGTGTAAGGTACAAGCGATTGGTTTACCAAGTCGAAAAGGTACGGCCACACACCATCAACTAAGTTATAGTTTTCGTCTGCGCTAGATTGGCGACCCCAAAACGCAAGGCGTAAAAGGTCCTTTTTAATAGCTTGCTGAATGCGTGTTCTAATTACGCTTTCATAAACCGTTCCTGTGATGTTGTTAACATCCATGCCGATTCTAAGGGCCTCCTCATATACCGTGTTTTGGATTTCATCGACACAAAACTCAAACATTAGTTCAAGCTCTTCAAGGTTTACGCAGCGCTCATAAACTGCCATGTCGCCTTTAGGTCTCCAACCGCAGCCAATACGGCTTTGCAAGATGTTTTCCAAGGTGTCGGCAAATGCAATTTTTTGTTTCGTTTTGTTCATAAACATTTTACGAAACATCGAATTGATGTCAGCATCAAAATAAACGGGCTTTAGGATTAACTCATTAGCCGTAGCACCGCTCAAATTGATTAAATAATTACCATTCTCTACCATTTTATTATTTTTTTAGAGTCTTCTAATTTATTTGTTAAACTACTGTATAGCTAATATTAACTACATAGCTAGGATTTGCGGGGTCGTCGCTTGCAATAGTCACAGCGCCCGTTTTAGCGCCTGTTGTGCTAACGTCAACCGTACCTGTTACCGTTGTAGTGTCGCCCTCAAATAGGTAGTCACCAAAGGCAGGAACGACAGCCGTCAAAACATCCGCGGTGATACCTAAAGGCGTTGTTACCTTCAACACTTTTTTGCCTGTGTTTTCAAGTACAATGCTAAAGGCAAAAGGTGTTGCACTTGTTGGGATTGATGTACCAAGGGAATAAGCTGCGCCACCGTCTGCAATAACGGTCGTACCATCCGCACGGTAAACAGTAAGCACTTGCGCTCCTAAAGTCAATTCATTAACCGCAATGGTCGGATTTCCGCTTGGTAGTGGGATTTCGATTTGTGCCTTTTTGGTGCAATTGCATTGCAAAGCGATGTCCTGTTCTGTGGATAGTTTAATTTTCACGGCCCAACTGTCAGACGGGTTCAATCCTGATGTGTCAACAGTAACCACCGCGCTTGTACCTGTGGCAACACCCCCCGCATCGTTTCCACTTTCATCTATAACCGTAAGGTTTATAAATGCTAGGTCATAGCCCGCCGTTGCGCCAGATGCTGTGAACTGCAATTGAGCACCACCGCCCGAAACTACAAAATCCCCAATTATATACAACTTTTCGCAGTATTGCGGGTCTACGAGCAGTTTAAGCACGTTTGAAGCATTAGCGAGGTTATTTGAACGCTCAAAAAACGCGCTCGCTTTGTTGCCTTCTTTATAATTATTATCTGCCATAATCTTTTTTATTTGATTGATTTGATTGATTGATTATTTACCAAAAGCTTTTTTTAGATAGCTGTCCATTTCTTGCTCCATAGCTGCTGTAATAACCGCCTTGGATTTGTTGCCTTCATCTTTTGGCTCGTTTGTAACGGGCAACTTGCTTTTAGCTTTTATTTCTAAGCTTGTAATGCTAGCTTGCATCTGCTCATTTTTTAGCTTCATTTCTGCAAGCTCATTTTTAAGCGCTGTAATTTCTTCGTTTTCTGCGCTCGTGTCAGTGGTTGCTTCGGGTGCTTCCGTTTCCTTGGCTTCGACTGTTGGTGCTTCGGGTGCTTCAATGGCTTCTAGTTCGGCCTTTACGTCCTCACTAGTGAACCCAAAGACCTGCAAGAACTTAGCAAAAAGGCTTTTTTTGTCACTCATATCGGTTTGGTTTAAAATTTCGTTTGGAATATGTTTAAAATTCGATGCCTGCGCGCGAATACGCCCGAAGGCCTGTGCTTGCATCGTTACTTCTTTTGTTTGCTCTTTTTCAATTATAGAGTTGATAAGGCCAAATGCAAGCGCCTCCTGTGCTGTTAGCCAAGTTTCGCTTTTCATCATTTTTTTAACCTCTTTTTTAGTCTTATCTCTATTGCCCTCTATAAGTTTTCCGTTTTTATCTATGCAGTTGGTGTAAATTTCGGCCATCATATCGTCAATCTTGCCCATCAAGTCGGCCTCTTGCTCTAATTGCTCTTTATTGCCTGCTGCAAAGGCCCAACTATTGTGTATCATATAGAAAGACCCCTTAGTCATCTTTGCATCATCACAGGCCGCCATTATGATTGTGGCAGCGGAAGCGACAAGGCCAAAGCCATTAGCAACAGTTTTGCCTTTATAGTTACTTAAAAGCGCCGCAATTTTGAATGCCTCAAAGACGCTCCCACCTTCGGACGCTATGTTCAGGGTAATATCTTCACCCGCGCCGCTATCCAGTGCGCTTTTAACTTGGCTTGTGTTTGGTGTGCCGCCCCAATATCCATCCTCTATAACTCCGATAAAATCCAATTCCATAAGTAGACTATTTAACCCGTTCAACACGTTTTGACGGTGTTTTTAGTCCAAAAATTTAAGATTATAGAATTATTTTAAAAAAGTTGAAAGAAATATTACAAAAAGCTTGGTGCTTTGAATATGTTGTTATATCTTTGTATTGTGCTTATGAGAAAGCGCATTGAAAAACAACTAACCTACCCCAAGGGGTGCAAAAAATGGATTATGGTGGAAGATGTAAGATTTAAAGAGCTGTTAGAGGCAGGCTATGAACTACTAGAAAGTGAGAACGGTGATTATTTTGCCGTTTTCCTAAAGTACCCAGATGTTTTTTTAATTGGGAACAACATACCTTGCCTTGATGAGGATGCAAGGCAAGAATTTGCAAGACAAAAGGTTGAATTCTTTGTAACCACCCAAAATGGTGCGCAGAAAGCACAAAAATTTATGATGTGCCCAATATTGAGGAGGGTCATTATGGAGGATATGACGAAGTGCAATAATTTGTACAGTCGTGAAACTTTGGACGTATTTTACGGACAAAGCATGGATGAAGTATTGTATGCTGAGGTATACTACTATAACAATAGTCATAGTGACTATCATTCTAATAGAAAAGATTGAAAAACAACTTTAAACCTACCCTCATGGGTGCAAAAAATGGATTATGGAATACATAGTAAGACATAAAACAGAAAAAGGCGACAAAAACGCCAAGCTTACTTCCTCTCGCAGGCTTAGAAGAAGCGCAAAAAACCTCCAAAAAGTGGATGACAAAGAGTCTATCTTTGCTCCAAAAAAATACCGCGGCAATTGCGGCTGGTGGGATTGACCTACACCTACAACGCCGCCCACTCCCGAATCGACATCGTCACGCCTTCGGGCGCTTTTCATAACTCAAAAAACTTAATACCATGTTAGCAACAATCAAAACCTTTACAGTGGCCTTTACGGCCATAGACAAACAAAACAAAGACGTACGCATAGCCGTTGGGGGCCGTTGGTGTCCGCCGTATTTCGATGAAGATACGAACCAAATTGAGCAGGGCCTGCAAGAGGTCACGCAGGTGTCATACGGTGGCGCTATCGTGCCGATTGAGCGTGTCGCGCATAGCTTAGGCATGACAGAGCGTAAGTTCCGTAAGCAGGTCTTGCAGATTCTGTTGGGCAAGCTCGAGGCAAGCAAATATTAAA